GGGCGCAGTTCCTGATGCAGGTCGGTTCTGGCAACCCAATGCTGGACCAGAAAGAAATCCTGCGCCGGGTGCTTGAGGCTGCGTCGATCGATGACATCGAGAGCCTGATGCCGAAACCTGACCCGAACGCACAGGCGATGCAGCAGGAGCAGATGAAGGTCCAGCTCCGGGCGGCGATGGCTGAAATCATGCAGAACGAAGCCAGCGCATCGGATGACATGATGGCTGCACGTCTCAAATTTATCGAGGGCAACGTGAAAGCTCAGGAGGCGACCATCAACGCGGCAGCGATGAAAATGAGCCTGATGAACATGATGGGAATATTCAATGGCGGACCACAAGCTAACGGACCGGGAATGGGAGGAATGGGCGGACTTCCTCCAGCTCCCTCTGGCCCAGCAAATGTTCAAGGGATGGGCGGTCCGCAGCCACCAAATCCGGGACAGATGGGCGGCGCGCCTATGGGCGCAGGACAACCCGGACCCGTCCAGCCCGGACCTTTTGGCCGCCCGCAGCCAGTCGAGGACACTCCACCACCTGTCGAGGCTCGGGGCGGCGGATACTGAATCCAGAACCATGATAGAGGAGCTATTACATGGCCAGCACGAGCGGGATAAACCCGACTGAATACAACGTCCTCGTCGAGCCTGAAAAGGTCGAGGAGTCATCGAGGGGCGGCGTCCTGCTTGCTGCCTCCACACTGGATCGAAAACAAGCATTTGCCATTCGAGGCAAACTCATGGCCGTTTCGCCGCTGGCGTTCAGCTATGAGGTTTGGCCTGAGGGCACGCGCAGGCCACAGATTGGCGATACGGTCATTATGACCAAGGCGGCAGGTGTCATAGTCGAGGGGCTGGACGGCAAGGAATACCGTCTGCTGAAGGACAAGGATATCGCAGCAGTTCTTGGCGGGTTTGAGGCCCGCCTCGCTGATCTGGACAGTGAGATTGCCTCACTAAACAAGGAGGCGTCCAATGTCTGACTCCCTCGCACCGCCTGTCTCTGAGGAGCAGGCTGCAGCAGGCGCCGAGATGGACGCCCTGATTGATGGCACAGCGCCTCAGTCTGCACCCCAATCAGAAGAGCCTGTCGAGGCCACTGAAGAGCCGGAGCGTGATTATGAAGCCGAGGCCATTGAAATGGGCTGGAAGCCCGCTGACGACTGGTCTGGAGACCCATCCAAGCACCGTGACGCTAAAACGTTTGTTGAGTTGGCCGATAATGACCCTGCTGTGCTTCGCAAGAAGTATGACGCCAAAGTCAAAGAGGTCGAGGCGTTCAAAGTTCGGGTTACTGCGGTAACCAAGGCCGAGATTGACCGCACCAGGCGCGATGCGGATGAGCGGCATAGGAACGAGATTGATGCGCTTGAGAAGGAACGCGATGACCTGATTGAAGAATACAGGGGTGATGCAAATTCTATCAAGCAGATCAACAGGAATTTTGAGCTTGCCAGGGCTGATGTTGCCAATCCTGATGATGAGGTAGCTGGCGCAACAGTTCGCGCCAGCTGGTCGGAGCAGCGCAGGGCCTATGGAACGGATCCTGTGTTCACGAGTGCGGCAAAATCCGCGATGGAGCAAGTGATAGCTCAGGAGACCAGCGCCGATTGGAGAGGAACGCCGACTGAGCAGCACCAGGCCCGATTTATCAAAATCGACAAGCTGCTCGCTGACTCGGGCCGGTTCAGCGACATTTACGGCACTGCGCAGGCCAGGACTGACACGACTGTTCCCAAGGGTGCGCCACCTGCCAACTCCCGGTCGATCGAGGGTGCGCGCTCCAGTCCCGGCCGCACGAAAGCGAATTTCGACAGCCTGCCGTCTGACGCCAAGGCGATGTTCAAAATGCTCGCGGATGAGGGCATCGCGCCCAGCAAAGAAGATTTTCTGAAGGATTACCAGAATGCATGATTCCGAGTCAACGTCAGACGCCGTGAAGATCCGTAAGGCTCCCATGACAATCATGAAGGAGCGTGTTGAAGCTCAGGCGGCTGAGATTGCACACCTGAAGGCGTTAGCGGCCGAAACGCCATCCAGCGCGCCGATTGAGGTTTCCCACGCAACCGAGGCAGCCCCGGCACGTTCACGCGAATCGATAGAGCGCAGACGCCGCAAGGCGCGTGGCGCGAACGACCTTTCTCACCAGATGAAACTGGGTGTTGGTTTCAGGCTGGATAATGAATTTGAGTACCGCTGGATCAATGGCGGTCTCGACGACCAGAGGCTTCACGACAAGACGCGCCAGGAACAGCCCGGCGCGGACTGGTCACCGTTGACAAGCGACGGCTCAGAAGCGTCTGACTCCACCGGTTCTGTGCTGCGACGAGCGGTTGGCACAATCGGGGCAGGACAGGTGGAATATGCCTATCTCTGCAAGAAGCCAAAGGACCTTTATGATGAGGACCACGGCAACATACAGGCCCTGAACGATAAGCGTATGCAGGCCATTTTTGACGGTCAGGCCTCAGCGCCTGGCGAAAGCGCCCCTGACGGCATCGGATACGAGCAGCGTGTCGAGATGACCGGGCAGGGTCGCAAAGCTATCAAACTGTAACAACTCAAAAAGGTACGCATTATGGCGAACACAGATGCTGCGTTCGGGCTGAAGCCCATGCGCCATCGCGATGGATCGCCCTATAACGGGGCATCTAAGCGGTACTATGTCGGAACGGGAGACGCGAACAACATCTTTATCGGTGATGTCGTGAAACTCTCCGGGTCTGGTTCAACTGAGGGTATTCCGGGCATTGTCCAGCATACTGCAGGTGCAGGCTCGTCTGCGGGGGACGGCCCTGTTGGCGTCGTCGTCGGCTTTGAAAACCTGACGTCCGATAATCTTTCGCGCACATATCGACCGGCCTCGACCGCGATGTATGTGCTGGTAGCAGACGGCCCGAACCTCATGTTTGCGGTTCAGGAGGACTCGGCTGGTGGTGCGCTTGCCGTCACTGCTATTGGTCTAAACGCGGACATCATTATCGGCACGGGAAACACTTTGACGGGCACGTCAGCGTTTGAACTGGATTCCAGTTCGGCGGCTGTTACTGCCACGCTCGATTGCCGGATACATGAGGTTCTTCAGCGCCCCGACAATGAAGTCGGCGCAAATGCCATCTGGCTGGTTTCTCTGAATAACCATCCGTGGAATGTGGCGGAGGGTGAATAATGACTGAGAACAGAGGAACACTTCCTAAGGCACTATGGCCCGGCGTGAATGCCTGGTGGGGTGCCGACTACAAGAACCACCCTGAAATCTGCTCACAGGTCTTTTCTGTGCAGAAATCGACAATGGCGTTCGAGGAGGACGTGCAGCTTACGAGCACGTCCGCTGCACCGATCAAATCCGAGGGCGGCTCTCGCACTTATGACAATATCGGTCAGGGTTACACGACCAGGTACACGCATATTGCGTATGCCAGCGGTTTCCAGATCACGCGTGAGCAGTTTGCGGACAACCAATATGCCAAAGTTGCCCGTGCTCGCACAAAAGCGCTCTCGAAATCACACCGTGTGACCAAGGAGACGGTTGCGGCCAATATTCTCAACCGCGCCTATAGCGGCTCATATCTCGGCGCTGATGGCGTTTCACTCTTGAGCACGGCCCATCCTGAAAAAATTGGGACGTTCTCCAACCGTCTCTCTGTCGCAGCCGACCTGTCGGAATCTGCGCTGGAGGATCTGATGATCCTGATCATGACGGCCACTGACTCTGTTGGTGATCCGATCATGCTTAAGCCAAAACGGCTGATCATCCCGCCACAGCTGATGTTTGCGGCAACACGCATCACGGCATCCCTGAGCCAGTCGGGCACGGCAAACAATGACGTAAATGCCATGCGCGAAATGGGTATGCTTCAGGAGGCGCCAATATGTTGGCAATACCTGACGGACCCTGATGGATTCTTCATCCAGACGGATGTGGAGGAGGGTTTGAAACTGTACCAACGTGAGGCCCGCGAAATCAAGAAGGGCAACACTGACGACGATACCGACAACCTCAAGGTCAAATCCTATGAGCGTTTCTCGGTTGGCTATACAGACCCTCGGGCCCTGTATGGATCGCCGGGTGCAGGCTGATGACTGACGGCGACCTGGACGGGCAAATCACTGGTGTCTGCCAGCGCACAGGGTTTAACGTAAGACCCGAAGACCTTGTGCGCGAGTGGACGGGATTGCTTGTTCGCAGGTCGTCGTTTGAACCTAAGCACCCAATGCTTGACCTACCGGCCCCGCGCGGAGAGCACGTTCGCGACAAGGCGACGGGGCCGGACCAGGTTATTGATGCTGGTGATCTGCGTGACCCTCCTACAATTGCTGAATTGGGAGCTAATAACTGATGTCGCTTTCAAGCACGCGCGATGGTGCCGTTACGGTCGGTGAAATGATCACCGCAGCCCTGCAGAAACTATCCGTTATTGTTGGCGGAGAGACTGCTGCTGCAGAGGACTCTGCGATTGGATTAGCCAATTTACGCCGCATGGTTCGCACATGGTCAGTGCAGGGCGTTCGCATGTGGTTGACCGATGAAGAGGTCGTCACGCTAACGACCGACGCGGCGAGCTACACGCTTGATCCGCGCTACCTTGAGATTTCAGACGGGTTTCGCAGGTCCGGGACAAATGACACGCCATTGAGGCTGTTCACCCGTGAAGAATATAACCGCCTGCCAGACAAGACGACGAGTGGTGCGCCATTCGCGGTGTTCATCGATCGTCAACTCGCCACGACAAAGGCATTTGTCTATCCTGTGCCGACGGGCGCTGGCGATTACCTGTATTTGACAGGCAAGCGCGCAATCCTCGACCCGACTGCACTGAGTGAGGACCTCGAAATTCCTGCCGAGTGGGAGGAGACGATTGTCTATAATCTCGCTGTTCGCATGGCCCCGGAATTTGAGACCACGCCTCGTGCTGATGTCGTGAACATGGCAATTGAGCTTTATGCCATTCTTGCAGGCCAGGACCGCCAGGGCTCGATCCGATTTGTGATACGAAACTAATGCCACGCGCGCCATTCGCCACGAGTCACGCCGCTCGCGCATTCCCCGGCGACTCGGAGAGGATGTTCGTCAATATGTATGCCGAGCCGAACGAGTCTGACCCAGCCCGTCCGATCAAGCTGATGACGACGCCTGGCACGATGGACAAGGATGTTGGCAACGTCATTCAGGGCAATGTCCGGGCGATGGCGCAGGAGGATGCGTTCGCCTCTGGCAAGGTACTGATCCTCGACGGCACGACCTTGAGGACATGGGTTCCGTCAACTGGCACGTTTGGCACGATAACCGGCACTGTGAGCGGCACAGACAGGGCAGACGTGGCCATATCGCAGGCTGAGCTTGCCATCCTGTCGGGTGGTACGGTTTACGTCTCAGCGGGCACGACAATCGCCGCAGCGACGGATGCGGATTTTCCAGCCGGGATTACGTCTGTTGCGGTAATGAGCCAGCGGCTCCTGATGACGACGACAGCGGGGCGGTTCTTCTTCTCGTCTGTTCTGGACTTTGACGATCTGACGGGCCTGTACTTCTACACCGCAGAGGGCTCGCCAGATAATCTGGTAGCCGTTCGCAGGTGGGCTGAGATGGCGCTGATGTTCGGCACCGAGACGCTCGAGCTTTGGTATTCTGAACCGTCGAATGCTTCTGACCCATTTAGCCGCGCGTCCAGTGTGGTGCCAACCGGTTGCAAGGCACGCGATACGATTGCGATAACGTCAGTTGGCCCGGTCTGGGTTGATCCGACGAATAACGTGGTGCTGCTTGTCGGGGCGCAGACGCAGACGATTAGCCCGCCATGGTTGTCGCGCCTGATTGCGGCTGAATCGGCTGCTGACCTGATCGCGTCGACCTACAAGGCTGAAGGCAGCGAGTTCTACGTCCTGAATGGCCTGAACTTCTGCGCAGTGCTCAAGGGCGGGACGCAGGATTGGCATTTGCGCAAGACAGATAGCAGCGACACATGGGCGTTTTCGCGCATCCTGACAGCCGGGGGCGAACAGTATGCGACCAAGCGGACGGGTACGGCTTTCATGCGGCTTAGCCGAGACTACGCAACCGATGAGCAGGCCGATGCGAGCACTTTGGGCACGGATATTACACGCGAGTTCTTCGCGCATATCCCGCATGGGAGTGGTCGGCCTGCGCTTGGTGCGATCATACTTGAGGGATCGAAAGGCATTGGTCTTTCTTCTGGCGATGGCTCTGCTCCAGTTGTTCAAAGGCGCATATCGAATGATGATGGAAATTCCTGGACCGCTTGGGATTCGCGCGCGCTTGGCGCTCAGGGCGCATATAGTGCCCGCTCAAAATGGTCCCGAAACGGCCTCGGCAAGCGGCCCCAAACAATCCTGCACTTCAAAATAGCCCAGCCTGTCATACTCACTGTCACTGGCGTCGTTTGGGGTGAGGCCAGCTAATGACGATAGCCGTAAAATCCAGCGAGCCTGTGCCACGCGGCGCGCTTGTCGATGCGCAAGGCAACCCGACACGGGTATTGCTGAACTACCTGAACGGGCGGTCCAACCAGCTTGGCAAGGTGATTTCAGGCATCGCGACACTTGAGGACGCAATTCAGGTTGTCGAAACGCTGGCAGAGACCAGTGAGGGCAAACTCTCTGGTGCGTATTCTGTCACAATTGACATCAGCGGTCGGGTCTCCGGCGTAAAACTTTTTGATGACGGTACAACAACCGGATTTGAGATCGATGCTGAAAGGATATATTTTGGCTCGCAGACGGTATTCGACACGGCCAGTGAGACATTCATCA